GGCCAGAGGGGGGTGGGGGGTGGGGGGCCTGCTACCTCGCGGGTAAGCCCCCCGAAACTAGGTTGTAAGTAGTAGCGATTGGCAGACGGTGAAGGGAACGCCCCCCGAAACTAGGGCATGACGACCGCTCTTTGACATACCGGATGCTCACGCCTTGGGGCGGTGGCTTATGGGATAAATATGTAGATCTAGTGGCTGTTACCTTTCGGGGTAATCTAAGCCGGGCGCTAGTGGACCATCGCACCCTGACAAGGTGTGACCCCGCGATGATGCAATGCCTCTGCCGTGTAACCGGGCTAGGTCGAATTTCGGAAAGTTTACACGGGGCAGGCATATGCCCAAACCGCGCGCCGCCCGCTTCCGGGGTCGCTTGCAGATACCAACCAAAAGTTGGTCAGCGGATATGCGAAAGGTAACTTGGCAGGGAAAACCTAGAAACCCTGCCACTGTTACCTTCCAAGGTTACACCATCGCAAGGTGTCACCCTGAAAGGTAACATTGGAGAACCATCATGGCCCAACGCTGGATGCAAGCAAAGCTCACCATCGCCAAGACCCATGGCCGCGCCGTCTCGGGCGCGGGCGCCGTGTCCGGTGATGTTATGGATGACCGCTCTATCGGTCGGCTCTATGCCGAACCTAAGCCCGCGCCCAAACCACAATCGCGCCGTGTCGTGTTGAAATCGGTTCGACCGACGGCATGGCAACCCGGCGGCGACGCCTTCACCTGCTAACCTCGAAAGGTAACACCATGACACCCGCCGAACGAAATGAGCTGATCGACCGCGCCTCGAATGTCGCCCTCGCAAGTGACGGCGCGTATACCAACGCCCGCGCTGCCCTCGAGGAATTTCTTTGCTCGCGCGTGTCCGTCGGGGATCTGATCGCCATCAGGGACGAAGGCCCCGCCACCATCGGGCAGCGGCTGATCTGTGACATAATGTTAGGTTGGAATTACTACTGATCCGACCCGCCACAAGGCCGCGCGCAGCGCCAGCCGAACCCCGCCAGCCGCTCTCTCTCTTTCTCTAATCAATAATCTATAATCTATAATCTATAAAAGGGAAGAAGGGGGGTTGCGCCTCGCGCCAACGTGTAACGTGAAAACCCGTTACAACATCGCACCCCCCCCTTTCCGCTTCCCGTTAAATTAAAGATGTAGTTTATAGATTAAGCAAAGCCTTGATATTGTTAATCTTTTTCCGAAGCCAGATTTACTTAATCTATAATGTAACCGAAAATCATGTTACATGCGAATATTTGTAACGCAAAACCACGTTACATCGCTTGACTATGCCTATTGGCATTGTAGCTTGTTTTTAGGTTACATGCTCTTTGTGTAGCTGAATTTCTGGCGACATAACCCCGAGAGGTAACGTCATGACACCCTTAGACGACAAGATCCGCTCCTTGCAGGTGCAGATCAAGACGAACAAACGCATCGCAAGGCAGGCAGCGCTGGCGAGTATCGCACCCCTCGAGCGCGAGCTTCGCACCCTTCAGGCGTATAAGCGTCGGAACCCCGACGCGACCGCCCCGCCCGTAAAGCGGTTCAAGTTTGACCCGGACAGACCAAACCGCAAGGTGCCGTCGTCACCCTTCGATGAATAACCTCGTGGGGTAACACCCCGCGCATACCGAACCACCACATCATCAAACCCACGGAGAACCACCATGAACGCCATCACCCTGAACATGACCGCCGCCACCGCCCAGAACACCGCTTCCGCTGGCGACAATTCCGAAGGCCGCCTTGACAAGATCAAGACCAAGATGGGTCTGCTTGGCAAAGCCGAGGCTGTCGGCGCCGGGTCGCGCCGTGACGCTGGCATCGCTCTGACCGAGGCCGCCTATGCTGGCGACATCGACGAAGATGACGCCGAGACGCTCTATGACGCCTATCAGGTCGACTACGGCCGCCTTGCCGCCAAGAAACACCTCGCTGGCGCTGGCGACAACGCCAAGTCCCGCACTGCGCAGATCAGCAAATTCCGCGCGTTCATCAAACTTGGCATGCTGCCCGAGCCGGTCGACGGCCGCATCATCCTCGCACGCGCTGTTGCTATCGCAGAGCAGGTTACCGCGGGGGGTAACAAAGTGCTGTCGCCCTTTGAAGCGCTTCGCACTGTCTGCGTCGCCCAGATCGCACAGCCTGACGCTTCCCTGACCGACGAACAGATCAGCGCTGCCGTGTCCAAGAAAGAGGCTTCCGAAAAGGATGAGATGGCCAAGCTGGTCGCAGCATACAAAGCCGCGCACAAACTGAACACGGATCTGGCGCTGCCCGGCACTGAAGCCGCACTCAAGGGCTATGCCGACGCTATCGTCGAGCTTGGCGGCGAGATCCCCGCCATGACCAAAGAGGAAAAGGAAATGGCTGCTTTCATGGCGAAGGCCGCGACCCTGGGCTTTGCTGTCAGCCACTGACACCGCCTACCTCACAAGGTAACAGGCTTTCCCGCAGCGTGCGCGTAGCGCACGCTGCTATGGCGCCCTTCTGTCTTGCACCATGCGATGGTGTAACGCCGAGGCGCGCATACCTGAGCCCCACCCAACATAACCCCAAGAGGTAACACCATGGCACACCTGCCCCTAAACGTAGACAAGTCCGCGTTTCGCCGCGGCGAGTATATCGCCTATGACCCGCGCGGGAACGCATGGCGCGTCTATAAAACCGACCGTGACTGGCACGCGACGCCGAGCGCGAACAACCCCGCCCGCGGGCTTGGCGTGTCGATCATCGCGAACACCCTGACCGCCGTCGCCGCATCCATCGCATCACGGCAGCCGGCGCGTGTCGTCGAGCCGTTCTAACCCAGCCCGTAACCCCCAGAGGTAACCCATGCTCTACCGCATCCGCCTTCGCTGGCGCCTGCTGTTCGCTGACCGCATCGAGGCCAAGCACATCAGGATCGCTCTGCGCCGCAACACCCGTCAATTCTGCCGCCGCTAACCAGATAACCCCACGAGGTAACCCCATGATCGCTGACATCGCCATCATCATCGCAACATCGCTCGCATGCACCATCGCAGTCGGTCACATCGCAAAGCGCGACAAGCTGGACCTGACGATCCGTGAGCTCGCGTCCATCATGTTTGGCGCCATCACGTTGTTCGCCTTGCTCTATGTCGGTCTGCTGGTGACGCCGTGACCGCGCATACCTGGGGAGGTAACCATGACACGAGAACGCATGCCCGTGGTTGTCCGCGGGAAAGTCTATCCCAATGCTGCTGTCGCAGCGAAAGCCCTGAAGGTCGCAGAGTCGTCAGTGTTCTGCGCCATCATGCGGGGCAACGTCGACCGGCTGGGGCTGGGCATCGACTATAAGAAGCGCGTGACCAAGGGCGGCAAGTGCCGAGAGATTACCATCGCAGGTAAGAAATTCGAGAGCCTGTCTGCTCTGGCGAAAGCGATCGGGCGGCCCGCCAAGTCCGTGAGGTTCAGCTTGAACGCCGGGCCCGCTGCCCGCGCCAACATCGCCCGCGCCGTGATGAAACTCATCGCCGATCAGGAGAACGCCGCCATGCGTGCGGTGATGCTCTCCGCAGATCTTCAACCCCACTATAACCCCAAGAGGTAACACCATGAAAACCGAAACCTTCGTCAGCAAAGACAAACGATCTGGCTGGCGCGCTGAGACCAAGATCCGGCTTGGCGTCGACGATACTGACGCGGATAAGCCCGCACGCTGGCAGCTCGACGTCACTACCCGCAAGGGTAACTCGGCGGGGATCGTCACCCATGTCACAGTCGGTAAGGTCGAGCGCGGGTTCGTGACGCATCGCCTCTACACCGACTATTCCCGCTATGTGTTCAAGCGCGAGGGCAAATGCACCGAGAAGGCTGTCGGGGCGCAGCATGACGAGGCGCTGGCGATGCTGGCGACGATCATCGCGGACGTGCGGGATCACTATGCACGAGTCGGTGAGGTCGTCCCCATGCCCGACCAGATCGCTGTCACCGTGTAACCCAGAGAGGTAACCATGAAGAAACTGACAAGTCGCAACGCCTGGCGACTGGAAGGCACGCACCCTGACAAGAAGGAGCCGTTCGATACCTACATCAACTTCTACTCCAGCGAGGCTAAGGCCGCGGAGGCGAAGGCTGAGATCGAACGGCAGGGATATGAGTTCTGCCACGTCACCCCGCCCGATGCTGTCAAGCAGCTCGGGTAACCCCAACAGGTAACAGCGCACGTCGCGCATACCAACCCACGGAGACCACCACATGAAACTCAAGACTTTCTTCAACAACGCGCCGTCTTTCTACAAGTCCGGCAAGTGCGTCTACCTCAAGTCCGGCCCCGGCCGCGGCAAGACGTCGACCATCTTGGCGGCGGTGCCGCACATCGCTACCTCGACGGGTAAGAACCTTGGGGTCGTGGTTATCAGTGGCCCGCTGCTCACCCCTGCCGATGCAGTCGGTTATCTGGTCCCCAACAAGACCGAAGATGGCCGCGTCGAGTCGCAATACACCGACCCCTTCTGGTGGCGCACCGAAGAAGGCAAGCGTCTCGAGGACTATGACGGCGGCGTCGTGTTCATCGACGAGATGGATAAGGCAGATGTCGATGTCAAGAAAGTCATCGGCGAGATGGCACTGTCTGGTCGCTGCGGTCCGCACAAGCTGCCTGACGGCTGGGTCGTCTGGATGGCCGGCAACCGCGCCGGTGACCGCTCGGGTTCGACCAAGGAACTCGACCACCTCATCAACCGTCGCTTCGAGATCGACGTGACCGATGACCTCGAGGGCTGGAAAGAATGGGCGCAGAAGAACAACGTGCATTACACCATCGTTGCCTTCGCAGAGTCCAACGCGCACATCGTGTTCCCGAACGAGCTGCCCAAAGAGCAGGGCCCGTTCTGCACGCCGCGCTCCTTGGTCGCCACCTCCGAGCTGTTGGTTACCATGGCAGGTAACAACGGCCAGTTGCCTGTCGACGACGATGCGGTCGAGGTCGCTGCTGCTGGCATCGGCAACGCCGCCGCGGCGCAACTGTTCGCCACGATCAGGCTCGACAACGAGCTGCCCAAGATCGAGGCGATCCTCGGTAACCCCAGCGCAGCCAAGCTGCCCTCGGCACCCGACGCGCAGATGCTCACTTGCTACAAGCTGGCAGCCCTCGCTGACGACAAGACGCTCGATCCGTTCATCACCTATATCGAGCGCCTGCCCGCCGACTTCAGCGTCACCTTCGCCAAGTCGCTCTGCACCCGCAACCCGATGTTCGCCGCCAAGCCGCCCGTCCTGGCGTGGTCCAAGCGCAACAGCGGGATCATGGCCATGATGGCAACGATTAAATGAAAGAAGTGTTGCAGTAACCATAATATCCAGCGAGTATAGTTGCAGAACAACTTACCTCGCTGGGTTACTATGACAGATCTGACCAAGACATGCTCGAAGTGTAGCGTCGAGAAGAACCTAGGTGCTTTCTCCCCAAACAAGGGGGGAAAGCACGGTCGCAAGAGTGTATGCAAGGCATGCACCGCAGGGGGGCAGGTCGAACGCTACTCAAGAGACAAAGCTGCCGCTGCCGCTGCCGCCAGAGCGTGGCGTGCAGCAAACACAGACAAAGTCCGCGAGCACCTTCGTAAATACCGGACGGAAAACCACCAGAAGCGGATGGAATACAAGGACGCCTATACCAAGGCGAACCCCGAAAAAGCGGCACGCTGGCGGGCTAACCAATACCAGAAGAACCGCGAAGAACGCATCGCTGCCGCCGTTCAGTGGCAGAGAGATAACCCCGACAAGGTAAACGCCCGGACCGCCCGCCGCCGAGCAGCCAAGCTCAAGGCAACCCCGCCTTGGGTAGACCATGACACTATCACAGCGGTGTATATCGAAGCAGCAAAGCTGACCCTCGAAACTGGTATCCCGCACGACGTCGATCATATCGTTCCGCTCCAAGGAAAAACGGTCTGCGGCCTGCATGTGCCGTGGAACCTGAGAGCTATCCCCGCACACGAAAACCGGCGCAAGAGCAACAAGCTCCTGTCATAACCCCACGAGGTAACCATGTCTGAAATCTTCGCCACCGCCTGCATCTTGGCGCTATTCGCGCTCGCCTTCCTGGCGTGGTGCACGCACATCGTCTGGTGCTTCACGCACGCAGCCTGGGGCCTGCTCCTGGCCGGCGCGTTCTTCTTCCCCATCGGTATCGGTCACGGCATCTGGCTCTGGCTGTAACCCCGCAAGGTAAGGGGCTGGGCTAATAACTCAGCCCCCATCACATCATGACAGAGCAAGAGTTTTTAGATTGGTGGTATAAGAAGTCGTTCGCCGGGAGCACTAAAAGGCAGCGCAGAGCGTGGTCAGATTTCCTCGACGCACTCGAAGCTGAATATGGGTGTTCAGTCACCAGCGTCCCTAAGATCCCCCCACATGTGCGCGAGCCATTCATGGCGGGCTGCATCCTGATCTTCGGGTGAACCATGCCAACACTTGAACAGAACACGGCGTTCGCCGCCGCGCTGGATGAATTATTCCGGCAATACCCCATGAACTTTAAGACCAAGAGCGTCATGAGGAAGAACGAGCGGGATCGGGGCTACGCCTTAGACTATGCCCTGCGATCCGGAGACTTGTTCATTACTCGGATGTTCGCTGCACATGTCCCGCATCAAGAAATCGAGGCGATACACGCACTCATCTATGGATAACCCACGGAGGTAACATGTCCATCCAAACCTACACCATCGAGCTCAAGATCGACTGCGACGACGAGCGCCACCAAGCGATGACCCAGATCATGGTGCAGTTCGCCCGCGACTGGATGTCGTCGTCCATGCTGCTGTCGCAGGGCAAGAACCCGCAACTCATCTGTCGCACGCAGGACGCCTTCTACGACGAGAAGGAGATCGACGCGCTGGCTGCTGATGTCGAGTGACGCGCATACCGCCGGACTCGAACAGGACGTAGCTCTAGCTGACGCCTTACGCTTGCTACTCGCTGATGCCCGGCCGCCATGGTGGCGTCTGGATTTACGCTGGAAGCTATCAAGCCGCAAGGAATGGGCGTGCACATGCGCTTATTATCACTGGCCGCAATGGTTTTGGGAAGCCGTGAACTGCGGCGCTGATCCCAAGCAACTGACCGCCATACACATGCTGATCTTCGGCTACCCGCCGAGGAAAACAAAACCGAACCCTTATCTGGGCATGTAACCCACGGAGGTAACCACCACATGACCGCCATCACCCCAGTCACCCTCACCGACGCGCAGAAGCGCAAGTGGATCGAGACCCGCAGCGCGCTGCTGTGGAAATGTCCCGCTTTCACTTACATCCTGTTCCAGATGCTCAACCCCACCAAGGGCGAGCTCGCTGCCATCTTCACCGATCAGGTGCCCATCGCAGCAACGGACGGCTCCAACCTCATCCTCAACCCCGTCAAGTTCTTCGAGTTCTCCCTCGACGAGCGCGTGTTCATCGTGGCGCACGAGATCCTGCACTGCATCCTCAACCATTGCTCGCTGGCGCTTCCCATGCGCCGCAACAACAAGGTCAAGTTCACCGACGGCACTGACCTGCCGTATGACCAAGAGCTGATGAACGTCGCCATGGATCTGGTCATCAACGACACGCTGATCCACGACAAGATCGGCAAGTTCCCTGACTGCGGCCTGCATGACCCGTCAACTGCCACGCGCGCTGACAGCTTCCTCGACGCCTATCGCAAGGTCTGGAAGAAAGACGAGCAGAACGGCGGCGGGCAGGGTGGCGGTGCTTCCCAGCGGGGTAAGGGCTTCGACACCATCATGGACCCCGGCGCGGGGCAGGGCAAAGACCCACAGCAAGCCTCTCAGGATCGGTCGCAGACTTCGTGGGACACCGCGGTCGCTGCTGCACTCGCGTCCGCCAAGGCGCAGGGCAAGTTACCCGCGGGGTTAGAGCGCCTGCTGTCCGAGATCATCGAGCCGCAGGTCGCCTGGCAAGATCACATCCGCGCGTTCTTCGCCCGCAAGGTCGGCGGTGGCGGTTACAACTGGCGCAAGCCTGACCGTCGCCTCATCCAGCGTGACATCTATGCACCCGAGCGCGCTGGCAACGGCTGCGGCATGGTCGTCGTCGCGGTCGACACGTCCGGCTCCATCAACCAGAAGATCCTCGACGTGTTCTTCGGCGAGATGCGGGGCATCATCGACGATGTGCGGCCGCAGCTCATCCATGTCGTCTGGTGTGACGCCAAGGTGCACAAGGTCGATACGGTCGAGGACGCCATGGACATTGACGGGCTCAAGCCTGCCGGCGGTGGCGGCACCGCGTTCGAGCCTGTGTTCGCATGGATCGCAGAGCAGAGCATCGCACCAGACGCCCTCGTCTATCTGACCGATGGCCTCGGTTCCTTCCCCAAGGACGCGCCCGCTTACCCAGTCGTGTGGGGCGCCATCAAGGGTTACAACGTCAAGTACCCCTTCGGCGAGGTCGTCGAGATCGAGATCAAGTAACCCCACAAGGTAACGGGCGGGGGTCCAATAAATCCCCGCTCGCATCACCATGACATCATCAGACACATCTACAGCCGACATGCAGCGCGACGCTGCCTTCGCCGCCGCACTCGTCGAGCTATTCAAACAGCACCCTCTCCACGAGAGCATGCACGAGATGCACCACGCCGTGCGGGGGTCAGCGATCCGCAAGGCATCCAATGGCGGGTATCGCGGTGTTACTGACAACAACCCGGCGCTCCCATGGCTCACCCACGAATACTGGCGCAAAGAGCTGCGCAAGGAGCTCGCCCCTGACTGGCGCATCCCGCCAGATGAAATCGTCGCCATTCACCTGCTGATTTATGGGTAACCCCCGGAGGTAACCATGACACACGACAGCGAAGCGCTCGTCGCCACGCTTCAGCTCCTGCTCAGCGACCTAGACGATGACGCCATAGCAAAGATCCTCAGAGAAGCCTTTCTGGGGAAACTGTTTATCCTGTCGCCCAGGTTTCAGAGGGCGATAGAGAGCGAGATTGAAGGTCTCGTGATTACCGTGAAGCGCGCCGTTGATATGGTAACCGAACCCCCGCTCGGTCGCCTGGCGTGCATCCAGGTCCAGCAAGACCTGACGACCGCACACTTTCATGTAAAGAAAATCGAGGGCTTCCTCGGCAACCCCAAGAGGTAACCATGACACACAACCCAGCTTCCCCTGAAGCAATCAAGCAGGGCTGCACCTGCGACCCGGACGTCAACCACCACGGCGACGGCGAGCCCATCAACGATGGCGCCAACCGCCGCTGGCAGATCAAGCTCTACTGCCCGGTGCACTCGCAGTTCCGGCCGATTGACTGACGCGCATACCGCCGGTCCCGATAATGGGTCCGGTGCCACCTTCAAGATCAATCACATCATGGAACATACCTCTAAGCGCTTCACCCGCGTGCTCGACAGCGTGCGCGTCCCGATCCAGCACTTCATCGACACCGGCATCTTCGACGATAACTGTCTCGGTGCGGTCGACTGGAGCCTCGATATATCACCATCGCAAGTCCGCCGCGCTTGCCGCAAGGTGGCGAGCGAACTCAAGCGTCCGTTCATTCAGATGAGCGAGCAGATTGACCGCTACCATCATGTGCCTGACGAAACGAAGCCGAACCCATACGGCGGATACTACTCGAAGCTGGTAGAACTACCGGAGCCGCGTTGGGCCCGCGCCTACCTCTCGATCCCGAAGCGCAAATATCTAACGGTGCTCGCCAGCCCGCTTCTCTTGGCGGGCAGCCGGGAGCATGACGCACCTGTCTATGACCGCAGCACGCCGGGTCTGTGGAACTTCACCATCTTCGATCATCAGTTTTGGTTGGAGTACCAGAGTTTCATCCTGCATGACCCCGCATGCCGTGCAGCGCGCAAGCTGCCGGTTACCGCGTGAGGTAATCATGCCAGCTACATTCACCCAAGAGGAGCAGGACAAGCTCGACGCCTGGGTCAACGCCATCAGAGCGCTGGCCCGACAGCATCGCGTGGCGCACAGGTCGGACGTGTCCATGGCGATCAAGATCCTTCGAAGAACCTTGGTAACCGAGTCCCTGGTGTCTCAAGTATTGAAGTCTACCGAATATGCTCTGACCGCAGGCATCCCCAAGGAGGAACTGCTCGCCATCCGTACACTCATCTTTGACTAACCTACGGAGGTAACCATGATCGCCGCTCAAGACGAAGCCTTTGCTGCCGCCATCCTCGAGTTGGGCGCGCAACACAATATAAAGTCCTCGAGTCTCCATTATGCTGCGAACCTGGCGAGATCCGGGTTTAGATCATCCGCATGGAACGACGCCCTCTTTGTTGGTATCCCGTCAGATGAATTACTGAGCGTCAGGACACTGATCTACGGCCAGTAGTATTACTGTAGTATTGACAATGTATTGCTCAAGTATTACCTTGCATGGTAACTGAGGTATTGTTTACCTGACCTGCCACCACGAGGTTATGACATGACTGATTCTTGGACTGCCCCCGCCGAAACGGGCTTGAAGCTCGACACTGAAAAGCCCCCGGTGGATCTTCTCGACCCCTACGCCATGGAGCAGACCGCGCTCGTGCTGGCGTTTGGCGCGATCAAGTACCATCGTCACAACTGGAGAGGCGGCATCCGCTTCACCCGCCTCATTGCAGCCGCCATGCGCCACCTCTGGGCGATCCTGCGTGGCGAAGACATCGACCCGGAGTCCGGCCTGCCTCATGCTGCACATGCTATGTGTTGCTGCATGTTCCTGTGCTGGATGATGAAGCACCGCAGCGATCTGGATGACCGCTGGAAGCCAACACCCTTAGAAGAAAAACCATGACACCATCAGAACGCAGATGGCTTCAAGAAGCGCGCCGGCGCATCCGGCTCGCTATCGTGAAGTCGGAGTATGGAGACTGGGACACGGTGGTCGAGTGGACCGCCTCTGCCATCAGAGATCCGCTAGTCACATCGAATACCTCAGAGGTAATCGACCTGCTGTCGTCGCTCGCCGTGAGTAAACCCTCAGACTTCCGCACCAACGCAGGGATGCGTGCTGCCGCTATACGCCGACTTGAGGAAACCAAGACCCTCATCGGTGAACTCCTGGTCGCCACCACCGACCACTAACTCGAAAGACCCACGCCATTACCCACGGAGGTTACCATGGCTGTCTATTCCTACCGCATGATCGAGTCGTTCCGCTCGTCGCTCTCCAACATGGCGGCGTCGCTGTTCTCCAAGACGCCCCTGGTTCTTGGCGCCGACGAGTTTCTTGCAGCCTTCGTCGCGCCTGACCACATCCCGATGCTCAAGCAGGTCGAGGAGATCTGCCGCCCGACCGTCACCGCCTATGCAGCGACAACGCTCTATACCGAGGACGGGGAGCGACTCGGAGCATCGGTCTCCTTTGTCGGCAAGGCACCTGTGATCCTGCCCGAGTACGTTCGACACGGGATGCAGTCTACATGTCCCCAGGAGATCAAGGACAAGATCGCCGCTTGGGTCGCCGAGCGCGTCAACTTCGGTCATGCCTTCGGCGATGTGCATGACGCCATCGGATACCTCAACGATACCTGTGGCGACGTCGAGGCCATGGCGCTTATGCTGCCCTGCCTGCCCACGATCATGGCGGGGCTCAGCACCGATGGTGACAGCAAGGCGGTGAAACGGGCGCAGAAGCTGACCTCGGTCAAGCGCTTCGGCAAGCTGCCGCGGCTACCTCGTCAGGTAGCCCAGCGCCTCTCGGAAGCCTCCGCTCTGGTCAACGCCGTGACACTGATGCAGGACGCCAACCCGCCAGCCCAAGTGCGCTTCGACGCTCATATCATGGTGAACCAGATGTCTGGTTCCCAGCGGATCAACATCTTCTACCAGAAGGCCGAGCCCAACACCCCGGTACCGGTCGCCTGCTTCATCTGAAAATGAATGGAGCCGGTCCCCCACCACGGGCACCGGCTCCTTCGCCAAAGCGAAAACCCACGGAAGGGTCGGGACTAAAGATAGTGGCTACCGACCCCCGCGTCAACAATACCTAGAGAGGTAGCACCATGACACGCTACGAGAAACAGGAGTCCGAGGTAGAGGTCATCTACCTCGATGGCGAGGTGAAGAAGTTCACCATCACCGCTGGCAACGGGATCGCTCATCACCTGATGAAAGAAGCCGCGCAGACCGGGATGCTGGTCATGCGCGATGACGTCGTGAAGAAGTCGATCTGCATCCCGCTGGCGCAGGTTCGCCACATCTCGATCCAGACGCTTACCTCACAGGTAATCGAGGGGGTGCGGGAATGACTGACGCAGAACTGATCGCACGGTTGCGGAGCGACCACCCGGATCACCTGACGAGTGCCGCCGCCGACCGCATCGAAGCCCTGATTGCCGAGCGGGATGCCGCAGAAGCCAAGATGGCGAAGGCGGTGGAGGCTTTGCGATCTACGCTCAATTTCATCGAGAATACGGAGGGCGAAATGGGCGTTATTCTTGGGTGCGGTGACAAAGCCCGCGAAACCCTCGCAGAGATCAAAGGAGAAACCCATGAGTGACAACGATCTGATCCGTCGCGGTGATGCGTTGGGCGCTGCTTGGGAAGCTGACAGCCTAGAACTGGCCACATTTGGGGCGGGGAAGATTGAATCCCGTATCAACGCCATCCCCGCCGTGCAGCCGACCGTCTCGCCCGATGTGGCGGAACAGTTTGAGAAAGCCGACTGGTATTGGCGCGCAATGGACCCTGACGACTGCGGCGACAGCCCGGAGGAAGCGGTCAATCGTGGCATGCTGGGGCGCTTCTGTGTCTGTGAAATTGCAAGCAGCTATACCGGGCCAACGCGATACGGCTTTATCGCTCCCGTTCTCGATCCTGAAAGCGATGACGAAGAATTTGTTCATTTCGACACGCATGAAGAAGCGATGGCGGCAGCTAAGGAACGCGCCGCCCTCGCCCGCGTGAAAGGAGAAACCAAATGACCGACGAAGAACTGGACGCGCTGGTGAAGCAGGCGATGGACCGAGCGATTGAGCGGCTACAGAATCTGCACTCTCATGCTGGACGACCCGCATGGGATCAGGTGATTTGCGAAGAGCTGTCAGAGCCGATCACCACCCTACGCGCACAGCTTGCCGAGGCCAACGCTCGCGCCGACCGGGCCGAGGCAGCACTGGCCGCGCAGATTGAGGTGGATGCTGAAATCTGCACCTACATCATCAAGAACTATGATTGCATGAAGGCGGACAAAGAAACCTATCAGCCTATGTGGGTGCAAAAAGTTGCTAAGGGGATGGTAAGCCTCGCGCGAGAGGACATTCGCAACCAACCCCACGACCGCACCGCGCTGGAACGGATGCTGGCAGAGACCCGCGAAAAGGCGCTGCGGGAGGCATACGACAGCCTGTTCAAGCATCCCGGCTTCATCCACGCAATCAGCGGGCAGAAGTTCAAAGCTGTGAAGCTGGAAGACGCGGCGGAAGGCATCCTCGCCCTAATCGAGAAACCCATTACCCAAGGAGGTAAAGGCGAGTGAAACAGATCGTCCTCGACTACGAAACCTACTACGACGCAGACTACTCCCTGCGGAAGATGACCCCCGTCGAATACATCATGGACCCGCGCTTCGAGGTGATCGGCTGCGCGGTCAAGGAAGACGGCGGCAAGGCGTTCTGGCTGACGCACGAGGAGCTGAAGGTTTACCTCAAGGGGTTACCCGAGCGGGTTACCGTCATCAGCCACAACGCGCTGTTCGATATGTGCATCTTGTCGTGGATCTACGACTATGTGCCCACCATCATGATCGACACGCTGGGCATGGCGCGGGCCTGGATGGGCCACAAGCTGCGCTCCCTGGCGCTGGCGTCGATTGCTACCTACCTGAATATCGGCGCGAAGGGCACCACCGTCCACAAGGTGCAGGGTATGAGCCTCGCCGCCATCAAGGCTGCGGGCTTCTATGACGAATACGCGGCCTACTCCTGCACCGACGCTGACCTGTGCTGGGACATCTACCGCCACTTCATCAAGGAAGGGTTCCCCGTCAGCGAGATCGCCGTCATGGACACGGTCCTGCGCTGCGCGGTGAAGCCTGCCTTCGTGCTGGACCAGACGGCGCTGACCGAGCACCTGCATCACACCATCGCACGCAAGGCGGATCTCTTGGCGCGCACTGGGTTGGAGACCCGCGACGACCTCATGTCGAACGATAGGTTTGCGGAAGCGCTGCGCCGGCTGGGCTGCGAGCCGCCAACGAAAATCTCTCTGACCACGGGAAAGGAAACCTACGCCTTCGCCAAGACCGATCAGGCGTTCATGGATCTTGAGGAGCACGAGAACCCCGACGTTCAAGCGTTGGTCAGTGCCCGCCTTGGTATCAAGTCCACCATCGAGGAGACGCGCACTCAGCGCCTCATCAACATCTCGAGCCTTACCTGGCCGGGTAAACCATCGGGCCTGCTGCCTATGGCGCTCAGATATTCTGGTGCGCATACCCACAGACTGAGCGGCGACTGGAAACTGAACATGCAGAACCTACCCCGTGGGGGTAAGATCCGCTCAGCCATCATGGCGCCACCCGGTCACTCTGTCGTGGCGGTCGACGCCAGCCAGATCGAAGCGCGTATCGCTGCTTGGTTCTGCGGCGCGACGAACATGACCGATGCCTTCGCCAACAAGGAGGACGTCTACTCGTCGTTCGCCAGCCGCGTGTTCGGGTATGAGGTGAACAAGAAGACCCATCCGGTCGAGCGCTTCATCGGCAAGACCGCTGTGCTTGGGCTCCAATACGGGCTGGGCTGGACCAAGTTCCAGAAGACCGTCGCCATGCAGTCCAAGGCGCAGGTGGGGCAGGAGGTCGTGCTGTCTGACCAAGAGGCAGCCAAGGTCATCGAGACCTATCGCACCACCTACCACCCGATCCCGAAGATGTGGTCGCGACTCAACAACCTGCTCCCCCGCATGACGAGCGACATCTACGAGGAAGTCGGTCCTATCGTGTTCCTCAAGAATCAGATCAAGCTGCCGAACGGGCTGTTCCTCAACTATCACGAGCTCCAGAACAAGGAAGGCCAGTGGTGGTTTACCTACGGGGGTAAGCCCAAGTACCTCTACGGCGGCAAGATGCTCGAGAACATCGTGCAGGCGCTCGCCAGGATCTGCGTGATGGATGCGGCCGTCCGCGTCCGCAAGCGCATCGGGGCGCAGCTCCACCTCCAGGTCCACGACGAACTCGTCTATGTCGTGCCCGACAGCATAGCGAAGTCGGTAAAGCAAGTGGTCTACGAGGAAATGTGCCGTCGTCCACAGTGGGGTGTGGATATTCCTCTCGATGCCGAAGGTGACATCGGACCATCGTATGGCGACGCCAAGTAACGAAATGGCGTGAAACCCCTGTAATACCGGTATCAAACACCCATGAAACCGGTATTACCTTGACAAGTAATCATCAAGTAATTATGCTAGTGGAATAAGTGTAGAGCTTGACTACTAGCATGTAATTGGGTTCTTGTCAGGGTATACCCCCTCACGGAAATCGGAGAGAACTTGTGGACGAGCTGGCCACCCTTCAGATGCGTTACGACCTGACTCCCTTGCTGGCGCGGATACTTCGCCTCTTGGCGGAGAACACTGCCGTGACCACAGCGATGATTGAGGTCGAGCACGCTCTGACCAAGGACATGCCCATCGCCATCCACCGCCTGCGCCGCCGTCTTACCCCGATGGGTATCACGGTGAACTTCCGTCGTGGCGTCGGTTACTGGATCGAGTCCGAAGATCGCCAACGGGTCTTGACTGCCATGCAGCCTGACCAGTTGCGCTTGCCCCTTGGTGACGGGGGCAGGGGCGGCGAACTCCCCGCCGCGTGAGTCACTAGCCTGCCTGTCTGACTTCCCCCGCCATGACCACCGTGGCGGGGGCTTTTACCCCGAGAGGTTATCTATGCAACACGGAGACAAGTGGGACGCTCGGTTCCTCGATCTGGCGGCTCATATCGGGAGCTGGTCGAAAGACCCCAGCACCAAGGTCGGCGCGGTGATCGTGCGCCCGGATCGCACCATCGCATCGGTTGGCTATAACGGCTTCCCCCGTGGTGTCGATGACGCCTATACCACCCGCGACGACAAGCTGCTGCGCACCGTCCACGCTGAGATGAACGCAATTCTCAGCGCCAACGAAAAGCTCACGGGCTGCACCGTCTATGTGTACCCGCTCTGCCCCTGCTCGAACTGCGCCGCCGCCATCATCCAGGCCGGCATCAAGACTGTCGTGCATCCGCTGGCGAAGCCGCGCCCCGAGTGGGAAGCATCGTTCATGGCGTCGGCCGACATGTTCGCCCAAGCCGGTGTCCGCCTCGTCGGATACCAAGTCGAAGTCCGCCAGTAACCCTGCGGGGTAGCTGGCCCACCCACGGAACCCACCACATGGCACTCTGGAACAAAAAACCCGGCACGAACCCGCAGCTTGGCGATCTGGCCATCAACGAGATGAGTATGACCGAGATGGCGCTGAACCACTCCGAGGCTGAGCGCATCTATCGCGAGGGGCTGCTCAGCCCCGCTGTCATCTCTGGTCGCCGGGTTACGGCTTCCCCTTACCCTTACTCCCGGCCGATGAGCGATCTCGCTAATGAGGGGCACCGCAAGAACATGCTCGCCATGCGCCTGCGCATCAACGAGGGAGAGCATTGGGGCTTCGACTCGCTCCATACCTCGCTGGGTAAGGAGAAGGTGTTCGTCTTCGTCGTGCAGGATGATAAGACTGCGACCCTCGAGGATGACGCCTCGATGTTCCCCTCTGATACGCTCATCACTCAACTGAGGCTGATCCGTAAATGACCAAGAACGGCATCTTCTGCGCAGTGCTGTTCGTGGTGCTCTTTTCGGTCAGCCTAGCCGCCGCGGCGGCAGTCGATGTTTTGCGTGGCTGGTTCGCCATGTGGCTCATCATCGTGTCGGTAACCTCATTCATTGGCGCGTTCGTCGCTGCCTACGCCGCCATCGGCGACTACCTCATGGAGAACGAAGAATGACCGTCAAGACCGTTACCACCGGGGGTAAGCCGAAGCCGTTCGCTTGGTCGTATTCCAAGCTCAAGAATTATGAGACCTGCCCGAAGCGCTACTACAACATCGACGTGGCGAAGATCGTCAAGGAAGAGGAAAGCGAGCAGCTCGCCTACGGCAACACGCTGCACAAAGTGCTGGCGGAAGCCATCTCCGGCAAGGCCCCGCTGCCGAACCACTTCCGCCATCTCCAGCCGTGGGTCGACAAACTGACGCGCACCGACGGCAAGCTCCTCGTTGAACAGCAGCTCGCCATCGACATCAACTTCGGTGCGACCGAGTGGTTCTCCAAGACCGCGTGGTATCGGGGTATCGCTGACGTCATCAAGATTGTCGGCGCACCTGGGGCGCAGGTCGCTGTCGTGCTGGACTGGAAAACGGGCAAGATCCTCGAAGATGGTATCCAGCTCGCGCTCATGGCGCAGTGCGTGTTTGCCCACCACCCCGACATCCAAAAGATCCGCACCGAGTTCGTCTGGCTCAAGGAAGACGCCACGACGCGCGCTGACTTCACCCGCGAGGATATGGTCAAAGTCTGGGCCGGCCTCATGCCCCGCGTGCAGACGCTCGAGGAAGCCCACAAGGCGGCGCACTTCCCGCCCAAGCCGGGCTATCTGTGCCGCAAGTGGTGCCCGGTGGACGCTTGTCCGAACCACGGTGTCTGAGCTACCTGTTCAGGTAATATCCAAGTAAGGACCGAGTAATCATGGCACAAACCCCCGAAGGCAAAGTCAAGGCTAAGGTTTCCCACTTGCTTAAACAGGCGACTGGGATGTACTACTTTATGCCTGTGCAGGGGGGATTTGGGGCCGCTACTCTCGACTATCTTGGGTGTTACCTTGGCAGGTTTTTCGCCATCGAAACCAAGAAACCAGGAGCAAAGCCAACCGACAGGCAAAAGCAAACCATCGCCAGCATAGAGCGCGCTGGCGGTAAAGTTTTCGTCATCGACGGGGACACCACGGAACTCGAGGAATGGATCAAGGCCACCACCCATGACCATACACGTCTCAGCAAAACACAAGGTGATTGGCGTCCCGACACGCCCTGACATCGCCAACCTATTCCCGACTGCGAAGCAGGTTACCATCGAGGGTAAGCAGATGCTCGTCCTGCGCCACGGCACAGACGAGACGAAGCTCCTTCGCAACATGGGGCTCGACGTCCCGACGCCGATCCTCACACACTATGACTGGGAGGGCGGCACGCCCTTCGACATCCAGCGAAAGACCGCTGCGATGCTCACCATGAACAAGCGCGCCTATGTCCTCAACGGCATGGGTACCGGCAAGACCAAGGCCAGCCTCTGGTCGTGGCGCTACCTCAACCTGCGCGGCGAGGCGGGTAAGCTGCTGGTCGTGGCGCCGCTGTCCACGCTCAACTTCACCTGGGCCCGAGAGGTATTCCAGACGCTTCCGGGTGTGAGGGTTCAGGTGCTCCACGGTACCAAGGCCAAGCGCATGCAGCGACTGGCTGACCCCGAAGCGGACGTCTACATCATCAACCATGACGGCCTCGCAGTGATCGCTGACGCTCTGGCTCAGCGGCCGGACATCGACACCTGCATCCTCGACGAGCTGGCGGTGTTCAGGAACGGCACCGCCACCCGCACCAAGGTTACCCGCAAGGTAATCGCTCCGATGAAGTGGGCCTGGGGCATGACAGGATCGCCCACGCCCAACCAGCCGACCGACGCATGGGCGCAGTGCTCACTCCTCACACCGGACACCGTGCCGAAATACTTCAATCGGTTCCGGGACGAGGTCATGTACAAGCTCACCCAATTCAAGTGGGCCCCCAAGCAGGGTGCACTGGACAAGGTGTTCGAGGTCATGCAGCCGGCCGTGCGCTTCACCCTCGACGATGTGATGGAGCTGCCCGATCTGGTCGAGCGCACCATCGACATCGAGATGGGCCAGAGGCAGGCCAAGGTCTATAAGCAGATGGAGGAACAGGCGCACACGATGGTGCAGTCCCAGGAGATCACCGCCATGAACGCGGGGGCTGTCCTGAACAAGCTGCTCCAGATTAGCACCGGCTATGTCTACACCCGCGAGGGTGATGTGGTGACGCTGGACAACGACGAGCGCCTCACGGCTCTGGTTGATGCTGTCAACTCCACGGACCGCAAGGTGATCGTGTTCGTGCCGTTCGTGCACGCTCTCGAAGGGATCAAGAAGCGCCTTACCTCGGAAGGTTATGACGTCCGGCAAGTGTCCGGCGCGACCCCCCGTGGCGAGCGCGAGGAAGCCTTCAACCTGTTCCAGAACACCAGCGCGGTGAAGGTGCTCGTCGCGCACCCGCAGTGCATGGCGCACGGTCTCACCCTGACCGCCGCCGACACCATCATCTGGTTCGCGCCCATGCCAAACCTTGAGATTTTTGAGCAGGCCAATGCCCGCATCCGGCGCATCGGGCAGAAGCACAAACAACAGATCCTCATGTTCAGCGCCACCAAGGCTGAGCAGAAGATGTACGCCAAGCTGCGTGCGAAGCAGAAGGTCCAGAACCTCCTCCTGGAGATGTTCGCGGACGCAACCCAGTAACCCACGGAGGTAACTATGACAGCAGAAGACATTCCTATGCCCGACGGCATCGACGAGCTCGTCGAGCAGATGGTCAAGGTGCGCGACAAGCTCAAGGAAGCTGACGACGCGCACAAGGTTAAGACCAAGGTGGCACGAGAGTATAAGGAAGCTCTTGAGGCCAAGCTCCTGGCGCGGCTCAACGACGTCGGTGGCGAGAGCGTCAAGACCGCCCACGGCACCGTCTATCGCACCACCAGACGGTCGGCCACCATCGCCGACAGCGGCACGTTCCGCGAGTACGTCATCAATGAAGGTGCGTTCGATCTCGTGGACTGGAAGGCCAACGCCGTCGCAGTCGACGACTTCATCAAGAACGAGGGCACCCCGCCTCCCGGAGTGAATTACTCCACGGCCTACACCGTCGGGGTGCGGCGCGCATGAAGTCGGACGTGATCGACATCACCGTGCAGAAGCTCCACGAGACGGAGAAGGCTGTGCTGGTCACAGAAAACATCCCCGAGAGGGGCGTCTGGCTGCCGAAGTCCCAGATCGAGATCGAAGAGTCCGCCACGCGCGGGCTGTACATCGTCACCCTGCCCGAGAGCCTCGCGCTCGCCAAAGGGCTCATCTAACCTCAAGAGGTAATCATGAAACCCAACAAGCTGACCACCGAGCGCATTGCCGAGCTCATCGCAAGCGCTGACTACCTGACTCACAAGACGCTGACCGTCTGCGTCCTGACCCTGACCAACGGAGCGATGGTCACGGGCGAGAGCAATGTGATCGACCCGACCAACTATGACGCCGAGATCGGTCGGAAGGTCGCTTACGAAGCTGCCTTCGGCAAGATCTGGCAGCTCGAAGGTTACGCCATGAAGCGTGATCTGAACGCGGAGGACAAGTGATGATCCCTATCGAAGAATGGATCGCCCGCGCCTGCCACGAGGTGAACCGCGCCTACTGCGCCGCTATCGGTGACGCCTCTCAGGTCTCCTGGGAAGAAGCCGAGCAGTGGCAGCGCGACAGCGCCGTCATGGGCGTCGAGGCCGTGATCGCCAACCCCGGCGGCACGCCAGAGGACAGCCACAGGGGCTGGCTGGCGCACAAGGAATCTGAGGGCTGGATCTATGGCCCGAAGAAAGACCCGGTCAAGAAAGAGCACCCCTGCATGGTGCCCTACGACCAACTGCCGCTCGAGCAGCGCGTGAAGGACCATCTCTTCATCGCTGTCGTCCGCACCCTCAATTCGTAACCCCAAGAGGTAATCCAATGGGAACTGAACTCTCTCTGCCGAAAGGCTTCGGCGCTGTCTCCAGCGTCTTCGGCGGTCAAGCCGCCACCAACGACGAACTGGGCGCGGGCGTTGCCTCCTCCTATGGCGTCATGGGTTATAAGGGCAAGGTCTGGTCCACCCGCTTCGGTGGCGTCGACACCCCGCTCATGCGTGAAGATGGCGATGGCGCCCGTGGCTCCATCGAGGTTGTGATCGTCAAGGCTGCGGCCCCGATCTCCAAGATCTTCTACAAGGGCGGCTATGTCGAAGGCTCGACCGCTGCTCCTGACTGCTGGTCGGCATCCGGCATGGCTCCTGACGGCTCGGTGCAGAACAAGGTCCACACCACCTGCGCCGACTGCCCGATGAACGCCTGGGGCTCGCGTGTTACCGAGGCGGGTAAGCAGGGCAAGGCTTGCGCCGACAGCCGCCGCATCGCCGTCGTGCCGGTCGCGGACATCGACAACGAGCTCTTTGGTGGCCCGATGCTGCTCCGCGTCCCTGCCGCCAGCCTCAAGGATCTGAAAGCCTACGGCGATCTGCTGAACAGCTATCAGTACCCCTACTACGCCGTGGCGACCCGCATCAGCTTCGACCCCAAGGAAGCCTATCCGAAGTTCGTGTTCACCGCGATCCGCCCGCTCGATGACGCCGAGGGCCGCAAGATCATGGCACTGCGCGACGACAAGCGCGTCGCCACGGTCCTGAATGAGTCCAGCGACCAGCGTGTGGCTGCTGCCGCGCCTGCTGCCGCATCGGTCCCGTCCAGCCCTTTCGAGCAAGGTGCGTCCGTGGCTACGGCCGAGACGTCTGCCCCGGCGCAGGCGACGACTGCTGCGGCCTCACAGGCATCGACCGCTGCCCAGCCTGACGCTGCTGCTGCTGCTGCTCAGGCTGCCGCTGCTGAAGCTGCTGCCAAGAAAGCCGCCGCTGCTGAACGCAAGCGCAAGGCCGCTGAAGCCGCTGCTGAAGCCGCCCGTCTGGCTGCCCTGGCTGCCGCCGAGGATGAGGACGAAGACGAGGACGCCATCATCGACGCCGCCGGCGCCACGATGGCTACCCCCGAGGGTAACGCCCCGGCTTCCTTCGACGCCATGCTGGACAATATCCTCTAAGACGCGCGGAGAGGGGGCGGCCTAGTCGCCCCCTCATCACATCATGCCAGGAGAACGTCGTGCTCGAACACGCGCGCCAATTTTTAGACCGGGTAATGCCGCCAACGGGGGCAGGCTACCTCAACATCCATTGGGCATCGCCCGCAACAAACGAAGACGGCACGCCGAAGCTACGGGAGAATGGTGAGCAGGTTAAATGGTGGGACGGGCGGGCCTGTTCAACCATCGACGAAGCGCTGAAGACCGTGAAGTGGGTCAGCGGCATGGCGGGCAAGGACATTTACGTCTGCATGTCCATCCAGGCCAAGATGGAAGAAAAGACCTCGACCAAGGGCAACAAGTACAAGAAGGCCCTACGACTGGCGGATGACGTTGCTGCCATCAAATCGCTGTTTATCGACGTTGATGTCAAAGAAGACGCTTATCCTGACACCAAAACAGCATTGGAAGCCCTGAGAGGGTTCATTACCTCAGTGGGTATGCCCATGCCGTCGGCCGTTGTCGGTTCTGGCTCTGGCGGCTTCCACGCGCACTGGGCTCTGGATCAGGTGCTCTCCCGCGACGAGTGGCAGGTACTCGCCAACAAGCTGGCTGCCGCCACCAAGAAGCACGGCCTCATCACCGACAGCCAGTGCACCGTCGACAGCGCTCGTATCTTGCGCATCCCCGGCACCAAGAACCACAAGTCCGATCCGGCAAGAGACGTCACCCTGATGAGCTTGGGTGGAGAGGTTAGCCTCGATACGATCCGATCAGTGCTCGCACCTTATGATGGTGTGGTGACTGGGGGCTCACCCTTCGAGCAGGATGGCTTCGTCCGCAAGGCCGGAGCGAAGATCGAGGCCAACGATGAGCTGGGCGCGAACATGCCGCAAACCAGCGCCGTCGAACTCCGCGTCGAGGATGTGGGTAAGAACTGCGGATTCATCGCCCGCACGCTCGCCACAGGCGGCAAGGACAACGCGCAGCCGCTGTGGTTCCTCACCGCATCCATGGCGACGTTCATGGAAGATGGGCGAGACGCTCTGCACGCCATGTCCGACAAGCATCCCGGCTACAGCGTCAAGGACACCGACGACCTGTACGACCGCACCGAGACAAACGCCAAGAAGCGTGACCTTGGGTGGCCGCAGTGCGCCAAGATCTCGTCCTATGGTGCGCCCGAGTGCGCGAGCTGCCCTCTGCTGGCGCAGAACAAGTCACCGCTCAACTTCGCCACCCCGACGAGCCCGGTGGCCTTGGTCGATAACACCCTGCCAGATCGCTACGTTCGCCTGGGTGACGGGCAGATCGCTGTCAGGACCGTCTCCGATGAAGGCGCCCAGTTGACCATCCCGCTCTGCCATTACCCGATCCTGAACGGCTGGCTGAGCAACAACCCGTGGACCTTCCACTTCACCACCCGCACCGAAGCCGGGCGCAAGACCGTGGTCGAGATACCTACTGAGGTAATCTTCGCCAAGGAGGGTCTTGCCAAGTTCCTCGGCTCGAAAGGGTTCTTCCTCACAGACAAGCAGTACAAGCTGCTGAAGGAGTTTTTCGTGAGCTGGCTTCAAAAACTTCAGAACTCGAAAGAGAGCGTCGTCAGTGCTTCGCCATTCGGCTGGTCCGTTGTCGATGGCAAGACCGAGGGCTTTACCTACGCAGGTAGGGTCTGGATGAAGGACAACGACCGTCCCGCCGCCAACCCCAACCCGCAGCTCCAATACCAATACACCCCGAAGGGTGACATCGCGCCGTGGCGGGAGATCGCCAAGGTGGTCTACGATCAGAAGCGCCCCGGCCTGGACGCTATGCTGGCCGTCGCCTTCGCTGGTCCGCTGGTCAAGTTCACCGGGTTTGGCGGCTTGATCCTCAACGCCTTCTCGCCAGAGTCGGGCATCGGTAAGACGACCGCGATGAAGGTATCGCAGGCGGTGTGGGGCAGCCCGGTTCTCGCCATGCAGGGACTGGACGACACCGCCAACTCGGTGCTCGGCAAGATGGGCCAGCTCCGCTCGCTGCCGATGTATTGGGATGAAATCAAGTCCGACAACCAGATCAAGCGGTTCTGCTCGGTGGTGTTCAACCTCACCGGCGGCCGCGAGAAGACCCGGATGAACGCCGACTCCACGCTACGGGTGTCAGGCACATGGCAGACCATGATGGTCTCGGCATCGAATGACAGCCTCATCGACGGGATGGCGCGCGAAGCAGGGTCGACGACTGCCGGCCTGCATCGCCTGTTCGAGTTCCAGGTGCCCAAGCCTGCGGCGGTGTCTCACGACATCGGTACGGTGCAGCGTCTGACCGGCAAGCTGGACGACAACTACGGGCACGCGGGCCTGCTCTACGCCAAGTTCCTCGGGGCCAACCACAAGCGCATCGAGGCGGAAGTCGCAGAGCTGCAAGACGAGCTCTATGCCAAGACGTCGGTGAAGCAGGAGGAGCGCATGTGGATCGCCACGATGGCGGTGATCCTGAAGGGGGCTGACTACGCCAACGAGCTCGGCCTGACAAACATCAACTGTGCGGGCCTGCATGACTTCCTGATGGACGTGCTGGAGCGGATGCGGAAAGAGGTCATGGCATCGCCTGCTGACCTGACCAGCGACATGTCGGTGTCGTCGATCCTGGCGGAGTTCATGAACGCCACTCGGGCGCGCAACACCCTGCTGACCAACCGGATCTGGGTCTCGCGCGGCAAGCCCGCCAAGGGCGCCATCCGCGTCGAGAACGACACGTCGAAGCTCGGCGACATCTGCGTGCATATCGGTAAGGAAGACAAGCTGATGCGTATCAGCTCGACCTTCTTCAGTCGCTGGATGGGCGACCACGGGTACTCCCGCCAGACATGGACCAAGCGCATGGAGCAGGAGTTCGGCCTGAAGAACGTGCACGGCAAGCTGGGTGGCGGGACGGAGATGGTCTGCGCGATGGAATATCTCATCGAGCTCGACCTGAACCACCCGAAGCTGGCGGCGTTTGTTGAATGAGCTATCAGAAACGCTTGCGACCTTACCTCGAGCACCTGGAGTCCCTAGGACTCCAGGTCGCCAACGTCGAGGTCAGCGGGTCGAGTCATTACAAGATCACGGTTACCTACAAGGGTAAACGAAGGTTCTTCATTGCCGCCTATTCAACATCAGATAGGCGCAGCTTCGAGAACTGGAAGTCAGATGCTCGCAAGTGGAAGAAGGAGGTCGAAAATGCCGCTACCGTGGCAGCTCGACGTTGAGCTCCGCGCCATCGGGGTCGTGGAGAAAGACCAGCCCGCCAAGGCCGAAAGACCCGAGCGGGTAACCGCACCAACCGGTCCGCGGTTTGCACCCGGACAAGAAATTCCGTTCTGAGGAGAGAGATCATGGAATACTGGACCATTTTGTGGGTGACCATCCTGAGCGGCCAGCTCGATGGCGTTGTCTATGGCATCCCCTACGCCAGCGAGCAAGCCTGCATCGAGGCGCGCAGCACTGTTGGCGGCACGCTGGATTACGATCACAGCCTGAGCTGCGAGACCATGCCTGGCAACATCGCAAGCTCGTCGATCCGACCCAAGCGCCGCCCGGAGGGGCTGGGGGAATGACCACCCGAGGGTCTGGTGATGGCGCAGGAGCTCAAGCCCTGCGCCAAGCCGGGTACTTTCGCTGCCCGCGCTACTGGGTGACGGCGGAACAATACGAGCTCATCTGCTACATGATGGAGCAGAACAGAAAAGACGTTGAGAGAATTAAACGAGATGCAGAAGCGCTTGAAGTTTACCCCGGATATGATTCACGCCGCCCTTGAGAAAGGGTGGACCGTGTCGCAGACCGCCCGGCACTATGGCACGCACCCGTC